CTTAAACATTTCAACTTCAACGTCAGCCCAAGTTAATCCTTGCGGGTGAATGCCTCCATCAATAGGAAGTGCTTGTTCAGTTTCGGCCTTGATTAACATTTCTACCAAAGCAATAGTTTCAGCATTAGTAACTGCATCTTTTGCGGTTTCATATTGATCAGGAGATAAATTGTTTTTCATGTAAGTTTCTACATGTTTAATTCTTTTATCTGCATTAGGCCCAAGCTTTGCAATTTCTTGCTTTTGGTCAAACTCTTCAGCAACCATATTTTGCGTTGATAATAATTCCCAAGCTTCTCCAAAAGCTTCTGCACTCATTTGAGTTTTAGATGCAAAAGATTCTAGCTCTTGATAAAGCTCGTCTTGCGAGTCAACACCTTCTGGGGGTGAATATCCATCTTTAGGGCTTCCAGTAAAACTACCAAATTTCTTTTCTAGTTCTGCATATCCCTTAGCTTGATCTGAAACGCTTTTGTATCTATCGTTTAACCAATCAGGCTTGTTTCCTACCCCTTTAATTCCTTCACTTAAATAATATTCGCCTTCGCTTAATTCTGGTTCAGCACTGTCTAACAGAGTGCCGCTTGGCTCATTAACTTCAGCTTCTGCGATCTGTTCTACTTCTTCTTGCATGATTTATTCCTATAATATTTCAGCTAATTTCATTTGATTAATTATAAATTTAACTGACCCCGCTTCTCCATTGTGATAAGCGGCTTCATAATCAACATTTGAGGAACTAAACGGAGTGTCATTTTCATAAACAAACCGCCTAGTAAGATCAGATAAGATACGCTGTCCATCTTCAGTTGTAAAGACTCTGTGATAAGACTTTGCTAAATCAGATTGCGCCTGTTTTTTATTCTCTGATTCTTTTTTAGCCCTTGCAGGATCATGGTTTCCATTTAAATCATTCCAACTCATTGAGGAGCCATTGGATTTTGTGTTTGAGCCATCCCTTGTTGTGCGGCTTCTGCTCCGGCTTGAATAACTTGTTGTTTTTCAGCTTCAGATCTTACAAGTTCAGCAGGCATCCCGCTTTTACCTGCAACCCAAGTACCAAAGTCTTCAAGTTTAAACGCCATTTTAGCTTGATCTGGGCCTGCATTTTGCAATACAAATTGAACGGCTTGCTGTGCATTAACAATATCTTCACCGTCTTGTGCGCGGGCCAAAGGAGACAAGAATTTAACGTCAATTTCTACACCGTCTAATTTTATTGGCTGTAAAAGACCTTTTCTTGTCAAAATATGTGACACTCTTTTTAGTATAGGAACAAGCACTTCTGTTTGTAGCCTGCCAAACGCAGATCCAATTCGTTTTGCTAGTTCTCTTGATTCAATTGCAACTTCAGTAGCAGATCTTACGGCTCCAGAAGGATCTCTTAAGTCGTTAAAAAATGCGCGTTTAATTGCTTGAGTTAAATCTTCTACTTGAAATTGAGTTAATTGCAAATCAGTGCGAGTGTCTAAACGCTGTATAGACGGGTTTGAAGTATTGTTAGAACCAACAGGAATAACAACTCCGGGACTTATAGTGATATTGTAAGGATTAGTTACCCCATCATCAGTAGCTGTGTACATTCCAGATATGCCCATAGCCGCAGACATCAAAGAATATTCTTTAATTTTATTTAAAGATTTTACGTTAGGCAAAGCTAATGTTGCAGGGCCGCGTCCTCTTATTTCTCCAGACACCTTGCTGTATCGTCCTGTTACCCACGGACTTGAATCACCAAAATCTTGCGCCCAACTAATGACCGTTTCGCCAGTAACCCAAACACAACCATAATAAGTTTTAGATCTGGGCATAAATACTACACCTTCAGACAACTCTACCATTGCATCGGGTTGATTTTTAATTAAATTAGCTACAGTATTAGATGGCTTAAAGCCTTTCCACATTCTTTTAATGTTTCTTGCTTTTACTTCAAACCTGCGCCAATGAGTTTCAATGTTTCCGTACGGCCCTTCTTCATATGCTAATCCTTTTTGGGGTATAGCATTAAAAATTATTGGATTATCAAAATCATCGGTTTCGTCAATGCGTAAAGTTCCAGTGCCAATAAGCAAATCAAGAGCATGCTCATAGAACTGGGTAGCAAAATTAGATCTATTAATGTAATCAAAGACAATAGCGGCTTGTTCTTCTAAATTATTGCGTATGTCTGTTTCACTTACATCATAATTACCAGTATTAAGCTGATTAATAACACCATTGCTAGGAGCAAACGTGGCCCAGTTAGCCCAGATAGGAGCAATATTTTCTTGTAACTTGCTTGCACCTTGTTGGATAGCTTCAAGAGCAGTGGAATCATATATACGATCCATTTTTTTAGCACCCGCTTGATAGCCGCCATATAAATTCCTGTTTGGTAAGAAATATTCATAACAATCCTCTAGTAGTTCTCGCCAATTTGACGCAATTTCAAACGCATTTCGTTCTCGACTTTGCAAGTCTTCTATTGTTCCTAGCTCTTTAGGTAACTTCATCTTTGTCTGCTCGAAGTTGAGCCTCCTCTTCCGCTTCCAGAATAACCGCCTGATCCTCCACGATTACCTGAACTTCCGCCAACGCTAGCACCTCCCCTAAAACCGCCTGAAAACCCTGAACTACTTGCAGATGCTTTACCGCCTGCCGTTGCAGAGGCTAAAAGAGAAGATGATCCTAGTCTTCCTCTAGCTACAGCTTTAAGTCTGCGTTCATTTTGCCCAGTTTCTTCGTCAAGCATTCTTTGTTGCCTAGCGACAGAAGCTATTTCTTGCTGAGTTGGTTCGGGAGCTTTGGGTCGTTTAAATAGTCCACTCATTTTTGAGTCCTTAAATATTTTAATAATTGGTATGGCGTAAAAATAAAAGGTTTTTTAATTCCTAGTATTGCCTTAATGTGACCCACGCAAGTATTCAGCATAAAAAGATATCCCTTTCCAGTTAAAGGATTGAAACTTTCTATCGCATAGATACCCTCGATTATACTCTTTTCTTCTTTAATCGTAAATAAATCAAAAGATTTTGCGCCTTTTCCGTAAATAATGTACGAATTGCCTGCGGGTTTTACTAAAAAACAGTGCCGACACCCCCTTTTTAAGAAAAAAGACCACCATCTACCATCATCTTTTTCAAAAACTACATATAATTTAGAATACATTGATATCAACTTTTGCCTTATGGGGCTTGTCGAAGTATCCCGCTCTACTTAATGCGCTTCTTCCTTCTCCTTCCCCCTGCAATGCGTACTCTAAAGCTTCTACTGGGTGAGAATATTCGTTTTTATCTGGTTCATCAGTGTACCTATCTCCAGATACTTGTACTCTTCGGTAGCAAAAACCACCTTGCAACCCTTTGCGGATCATTGATGCTCTAGGCAAAACAATAAATCTAGGCTTTCCGTCCATGCACATTTCTTTCATTGGAACTTCTAGTGCCGCTCTGCGTTTCATTGGGTCATTACTTCTTGTAGGACTGCATGGAACACCTGCCGCACGCAAAATTTGGAACGGAGTTTCTGAATTAGCTTGATTTCTATTGCTTCCAGATGGATCTCCCCACCCTTTAAACGTGTGATGGGGATAATGTTGCTCAATATATTTCTTTACAGTAGGCGCAAAGTCTATTGCTCCGCTATCGGAGTTGACCAATTCATCAAAGCATATCCACCTTCCAATACTTGTTCGCTGTAAAAACGCACAAGCAGGCGTACGTCCAAAATCAAAACCAAGCACGATGGGGGTAGACTTATCAGGCACAAAATCCATATGTTCACAGTGAACAGAATCAGTATACATAGGATGCACAGGCTTACCATTTGACACAAACCCGTATTCATTCGCTAAATTAACCTTAATCCAATCGTTTGTTTTGCCTGACAGCCCCCGCGAATAATAATCTACAGGGAGGTTTACTAAATTTTCTGCATTTTCATTTATTTTCCAAGCTTCACCGTCCTTGTATACTCCGCCTGCCTGTCTGTAAAACGCCCATCCTTCCGGCCTTTCTATTTCGGCAAGCTTAAAATACCAATGATCTTCGTCTGGTGCATTGCTGTCCCCAAGGACTCCGTGGTGCGTAGGGGTAGCACCTTCTTTATTTGATGGGTAACGACCATGACGCAAATCAAGCATATCAAGGACAGCTTTACTATGTTCTTTGGTTTCATTAAGCCATACCCATGTTGTTTGGATTCCCCTTGCTTTCTTAACGTGTTCAGGGCGGTCAAAAGCAATAAATACAACATCGCAATGTACACTAGTACCATCTTCTAATTTAAACCTTATAAAATGTGTTGGTGGTTCTTTGTTACCCTGCTTAAAATCTCCCAATTCCCCATGTATTTCTAACCAATCTTTAATGGTTGTAGAAAACAATTCAGAATAAGTGTTTCGTGCCGCAATAATTCTGGACAATCGAACGTTATAATTCTTGTGATCTCTTTCTTTTACAGGTTCTTGCTCACACATTAAATCAAATAATTTTAAAATGCACTGAACAGTCTTTCCAGATCCAAGCGGCCCCATTATAAATGAGTTACGCGCCCTACAATCAGAAAAATCCTGTAGCACCTGCCCTTGTGCCATTAGGCTATATTCTATTTGCATGGGTTCCACTTGATTTTGTCATAGTTAGAGGCGTAGGCTTCACGGGTACGCTTGTTTGATCTCCTAGCGTGATCCCCTTTTCCACCACTCTTCTCAGGAAAGTGCCTGTCTCTTGTTTCTTTGTCCAAGGTTTTTAACAGATCTTGTGCCACAATTAACTCCTACAGATGCAAGGCTCCTCCAAACAATCGCAGTAGCTAATCATTCGTTGAGAAACTAAATAAAGAACTTCTTTCATAGCATACTGATCTTTATCCATTAATGCCATTGCAAATTCCTCAATCAATTCGTGGTCTATCTCATTAATGGCTTCGTCAGTATCAATCTTTATCATTGTCTAACCAATCCTTTAGAATCATGTGTTTTGCAAGCTCAATATAAAACAGCTCTCTTTCATCCTCTAAAGTACTTCCTACTTCAACCCCATGCTCACCTATACTTATTAAAATAAACTCCTTAGAAAGCCTTATATTAGCTTCTATGGCGTCTTCTATGTCTGGGCGTATCTTAGTTATTTTTCCCATACCAATCTAATTTTTTTTCGAGCAAGTGATTATTAACCATATCATGCCGCTCTCCGGAAGGGGGGGTGCATTTTATCCACAGGTTATACATCTTTTTTCCACAGGGTTATGCACAGGGTTATCCACAGCTTATGCACTGTCTTATGCACAGGTTATCCTTTGTCATATCTCTTGCGCTGTATGCTTACCACTAGGCTATTGTCGTTTGTCTGCTCAATACTCTTAAGAGCAGGGGTGATGTACTTAGCCACTCTGTCTAGTGCTTGGACTGCGGCTGTATGATCTTCAACCTCTCCTGATTCTTTAGCTATTGCCTGTATATCTATAGCACTACAGGCCATACTAAACACAACGTCGAAGTCATCACCATAGATAGCCTTTAAACGTGCATTAAGAGCCTTTTCCATAGCTTTTTTAGGTTTATTAGGTGAGCCTTTAGGTCTACCCATGTTTTTTAATCCTAAGTTGTTGATTTTGTTGAGGCTTAATACTTGAAGCTCTAGAGGATTATACCATAATATGACCATAAATAGAGTATTGGTCGCACATAGTTTACTTTTGTATGCCTATATACAGGAGAATGGCACTTCAACTTAATAATGACTTAGAGGTCAACCAATATGAAAGACGCAAAAATAGAGGCAATCGTTAAAGAGATTACGGACAAGGTAGTTGCTAACCTAGAGAGCTTACCTAGCGACGCTAAATGGTCTAAGCCATGGAGCAGTAACGGACAAGCATTCGGGGCGCATCATAACCCTATCACTGGGACGTTATACAGTGGGTTCAACTGGTTTATCACTAATATGTCAGGGTATGACTGTAACCAGTGGGTGACGTTTAATCAGTTAGTAACCAAATTCGGTAAAGACGCGGCTTGTAAGTATGTGAAAGGCAATAAGACAACCGGAATCATACACTTCAAAATGCTTAAGGATTCACGCGATAGTTCAGGCAAAACGCTTTATCCTAAATTGAGCCAATACAGAGTGTTTAATGTATCCCAGTTGAACGACTTTGACCTATCACATTTTGGCGGTGAATCATCCGTTACCGATGCCCCAATTATACCAGAAAATGGCGTAAATTGCATGGCTAACCAGTTAGGTGTAGACCTTAGATATACCGGAAACAGAGCTTGTTTTATCCCTTCACAGGATCAAATACATATGCCCACCGTGGAATCGTTTATTGATGGCGGTACTAGTCGCGAACACCATGATTCAACCTTATCGCATGAAATAACGCACTGGACGGGGCACAAGTCGCGCCTTGATCGTAACCTGAAAAATGGTTTTGGTTCTAAGGATTACGCCTTTGAGGAATTAGTTGCGGAATTGGGTTCAGCTATGGCGGGGTCTATTATGGGCCTGCCATACGAAGGGTTACAGCATGCCGAATATATCCAGAATTGGATCGAAGTACTTAAGAATGATCCTACCGCACTATATGAGGCTAGCAAGCTTGCAAACAAAGCTGTCAGGTACATGGTGGAGAATAGCAAGGAAGCGGCTGACAAAGTAGCGGCTTAGTTTATAGCCTGTAGCCTGCCAAGTCCGGCAGGTTATGGGGTGCAAATTATGCGCCATAACTAGAGGATAAAATTATGTTGTATATATTACAAACAAGCGAGCATGACTACTCCAATGGCGGGGTAGAGTTTACATGCTTAGATAAAGCTGAAGGGGCGTATTTTGACGCGCATTTTCGTTGTCCTAAAGTCGGGGGGTTTGCTAGCTTGATTGAAGTTTATCCTACCGATAAAACTGCTGTGGGGTATGCTCAAAAAACGATACGCCAATACCAAACCGGAATCTATAAATAACTAGAGGAAATTCAAATGATTAAATTACATCCTGATACATGCTTAGAAATAGCGGAAACAATTAATACTATTGATGTCGCCATCCTTTGCGCAAAATCAAACGACGAGAAACACAACGAACCGGATTGCATTTTAGACTTCAGAGAAATACACGGTAACTGGAAATTCTGGTGGCATAAACGAGCTGAAGCGGTTGTTTTACTGGCTGATGTCTATGGCATTAAACTGCCTGCCTATGAGCGTGCATGCGCCCTTATAAAAGATCCTGATTACACCAATGCAGTTTTGGTTTTAGAGCATGAAAAACGAATAGAGGAGGTTTAAAATGCGTACACAACCTGAACGATTATTAGCACACCTGCGAAAAGGCCACACCGTTAACAGGCTCAGTTGCTTTAAAGAGCTTGGAATATTTGAGCTATCAGCAAGGATCTGCGACCTTGAAAAACAAGGCCACGAAATTGACAAACGCAGAGTAAACGGTGTCAATCAATGGGGTAAATTTAGCTTTGTTCAATACAGGCTAAATAAACATATTTAATTATCCTGCCAAGCCCTCAGAAATGGGGGCTTTTTTATTTTCCGTAATATTTGTTTCTTAAGTAATTTATAGACACTGGCATTTCATCAAACCCGCCATTCCTTACTTCGTTTAGCATCCAAATTCCGCGCCATGATCCATTGGTTTGAGGCGTTAAATAATCTTCGTCATGTTGATAATATATTCCAGAAAATAAGCCCGTTAAATTAACCCCGTCTGCCCGTCTTGCAAACGCTATAGATCTGTCCTGAACGTGGCCCATAACTGCTGACATGTGCCGTTTGTTTAATAAAGCTTGCGCACTTGCCACTGGTCTGCCCATAACTCCGGAGGTGAAGAAATGAGAGTATGCTATGCCATCAACAACAACTACTTCTAGGTAGTCGTAAACTTCAAAACCAAACGACTCAAGTTGCAAGTCCTTATAACCAATTAAACCTTCAAGTTTTGCATCTGATTCAATAGCGCGTTCTATTCTGTTTTCATGGTTTCCAAGTGTATATACTAATCTAGGATTCCACCGTTTGTGTTTGTTCTTGATAAGGCGATTTTGTTCTTCTTGAATTGGTTGCATAAATACTTGCATGGCCGCAATCCCTGCCACAATGTCGTCTTTGTATCTTCGGCCCTCAAATGATCTTTTACCTACGTCCCAAGATGATAAGCTAGGCATATCAAAATGATCGCCAATATGTACTATAACGTCAGGCTTTTTCTCAGCCGCATACATACCCGCCCATCTTAAATGTTCAGTGGGTGAGTTTGGTTTTACTTGAGTGTCCGGTATAATCAAATGTTTCATCTATTTCTTCCTCATAATCTATGTCAATTATTGCCTGCAAAAAATCCATGACTGCAACGGCATCATTTATACAAAAGTCGGGAGAAAGAAGTAGTTGTATGGTGCGGGTTGTGATCCCGAATGATTCATCTATAGTTTTCATAAATGAGGGGCGCGTTGGGGACGGTGCGCCAAGCCGTACTTAGAGGTTCTTTTAAAACGGTATATCATCGTCTGAAAGCTCTTCTTGTTCTTGTTCTGGCTCTGGTTTCGGGCTGTTATGCTTAATGCTAATAACATTTTTTGGTTCTGACTCCGATTCTTGATATATAAGTCTAACATTACCAAGGATAGGAAGTCTAACGTTGTCCTCTCTTTCCTCTTTTGATAGAGATTGAGTGATAAAACCATTATTTCCGTACTGATCTTCACCCTCTACGTCGACAAAAGTAGTTAAGTCAAGGTAAGTACCCTTGGCACCAGTGTACAGTCGCGACTTATCAATTTTTGTTACGTCAAGATTTAAAGTAATACCTATTTTTTTCATTTTTGAGTTCCTTTATAATTAATTATTTCATCATGGGCTTTGACAATTTCTGCCTTTAATTTACCCGCGTATTCTTCATCAAGTTTTATCAAGATACAAACTGGCGGTATCAATTCAGAGTAAGCAAACAGATACCATTCGGTTCTGCCTGTTACCATCATGCATCCAGTTACTTGTTGTATATATTTTGAAACTAAGGTTTTAGGGTTTCTCTCATAACCTAGCATAACACTGTCAGTTGGGCATTTTATTTCTACTCCAGAATTGTCGTTAATCAAGCCATCTGGAGAACACCCATATTCTTTGCTGTCATGCAAAATAAACCCTGTTTCAATTACTTCTAGTTCGTGCATAAATTCAAAACACTTTCTAGCTTCTGGCTCCATATTAATACCGTGTTGCATTGCGGCAGTAGTCATTGATTCTGGGTATGCATTATAATATTTCCCTAAAATAACTTCTGATATAAGCCCCTGCGCTTGCGAACTGGGTTTCCCTGTACTGGTTATCAGCTTATGAAAACTGGACGCTGACAAGACGCCCTTTCTAGCTTCCCTCCATTCTGGTGTCCCTTGCTTATGATCTAAAATAATCATTTTTTCGGGGAATTTATTTTGTAGTTCAGCATTCCAATTGCTTTACCGTATTGCGTGGCTTTTAAATCCTCAAGTGCAGAAACATTAAATGCTTCTAAAAACCTGTTAAGGTTGGACGAAGTTTGAATTATCAAATCATTAATTTCTTTTTGCTGATTTTCAGTTATAACGGCATTAGCTACTGCGGGATTTATGTCTTCGCCCATGTATAAATGGAGCCCTAGCCCATGCATGGCAATTGCTTTAACTAAGCACCTAACTCTGGCATCCGAAATGTCCCTAGACGTTGGGTTTTTAATTGCATTGTTTCGATTGTCCATTACACTCAGCCACATAGTATGCTGAATTT